GAATTAAAGTAGTCATCTATAACCTCCTTAGCTTCATTCTGACTAAAATACTTGCCAGAATCTTTTGTAACTTGTTCGCTGATCTTTTTTGGACCTGCACCATACATGATGCCGAAGGTTACAGCTTTGGCAGCTTGTCTTTTATCTTTGTACAATTTATCTACATCTTCAACAGGACATGGTAGTCTAAATACTGTTTTAGCAATCGTACTATGAAAGTTTCCACCTGAACGAAATACATCCATAAGTGCTTCATCTTTTGCTAATATAGCAGCTACATATACTTCCGCTGTAGTTAAATCCATTGCAACTATTTTGTGTCCTTCTGCCGCCTTAATACATCCTTTAACAATAGGATTGTCTCGTGGCAACTGTTGCATATTTAATTTACCACTAGAACTGAGACGACCGCTAGTAGTACCATGAAGGTTAAAACCCGTACGTAATCTACTATCACGATCCAGCTGGGGTATGATTTTGTCCAAGTAAGTATTTTTAATTTTGGACTTTTGCCGTATATCAAGGATGAGTTTTGGTACTTCAGACTGCTCGGAGAGCCTTTCAAGGACTTCCGCATCTGTTGAATGAGCACCTGTACCTGTTTTCTTTCCAGTAGGATTGAGACCAATGTAGTCAAAAAGAAGACTACGCAACTGTACAGTGCTATTAGGGTTAAAGTCTTTTCCATTAATTTTCTCAAACTCTGATATCTTTGGGTTCTCATATAGAGTGGCAATAGCCTTATCAATATCATCCTGCATTAATTGCTGTGAAATCTCTAATCTTGCTCTGTTAAAGGGTACCCCATTATCCTGAGTATCTGTTAAAAATCTACACCCTGGAATCAAAATATTATCATATACCCACGCTAATTTTTTATTCTGTTTAATCTTTACAAACTTTTCATAAAGTATAAACGTGCACAATGCATCCATTGCAGCATACGTTTTCATAATATCAAAAGGAATCCAACTCCACTGGAAGTCTCCTTTCAATATTCCATGCTCCTTACGATACTGATCCATCCAATCATACATAGGCTTTTCATAATCTCCGTAAGGAGTAAATTTAATAGATAACTGCTTTAATCCATGCCCGCCAGGGTTCTCATCTATGAGATAATGAAGCAGCATAGTATCTTCGAATTTTGGAAATTCGAAATTAAAATGGTACTCAAAAAATGCCATATCAAATTTGGCATTATGGAATACTACTGTTTTCTTTTTGAAGAGTTCCGCAAGCAACGTTTCCGTAGTTTCGTCAAACGCTTCTGTGTTGATATAAGCTCCTTGTCTACCATCGTAGCAAAGCGATATACCGAGCATATACCCATCACGAGGGTATAGACCAGTTGTTTCAGAGTCAAGAGCGATATAATCGCCATCGTGGTCAAGGGCTTGTTGTATGAAATTGTTACACTCGTCTGTGTCTTCAATTCCGAAGGCAATAGAGTCATCTATGATAACCTCCTCTATTTCTCCTTTTATGTACTTTATTATACTATCTTTGGAGTCGTCCCAAGTCTTACGTGCTTCAGGTTTAAACTTGAGCATTGCTGGGTTAATAACTGGCAGGAATTTCTCCTCTACTTTTTTGCCAGAATATTCTGTGACCGAATTAATTTTAGTAAAGTACTTGAGAGCATCACTACCTACAAGTACAATCCAATCGTAAACATTGGTATCAATATCTATATCACAATCTCGTTTTAATACTTTTTTAATCCCAGGATCTGAACATAACTGGTACTGATCAAATTCAAAAGCACCTTCAAATTCCCTACGAAAATCTGTTCTACTGGGTTTAGTTTCTACTAAGGCAACTTTAGCCATATAACTTCCTCATTAATTTATCTATTGAAGTTTGAGTTAGTGCACCCGGATCGGTATCCTTTAAATGGATGTTCCGAGCTACGAGACCAACTTTCTCACACATACTCACTACTTGTTCGGCTGCTTTCTGTCCGGCATCATCGCCATCAAAGAAAACATCCACGTACTCGGCACCTTGAACTGCAAGCATGGCGAGTTTTGCTTCATTAAAATTGTTCGTTCCAAAGCAGCATACAGCATTAGTCATACCTTTGTCGTGTAGATTCAACATGTCAAACATACCTTCTACAAGTACAACGGAACCCTTTATAAATTCCACTATAGGAAAGAAGGGTAGTTTAGCCCCTGGAGGACTGAACTTGTACTTAGGTAAACCATTGGTTGTATGTCTACCTTGAAACGCAACAATCTTACCAGAAATATCTCGAATTGGAAAATTAATCCGACCCACAAAGTCATTACCCTGATTTTGGAAGGCTTCAAACTTTCTATATGTTTCGGGCTTAATATCTCTCCAATTACCGAGATACGGTAAACAGTTTTGGGGAAAGGACAAACCAACACTTTCTGCACGTTTTTCTGTCAGTTTCTTCTTAAAAAGGTCACGCCTTAATTGTAGCTGGTTTGCCCTTTCCCCAAAAAGGTTATACACATTACCTTTAAATCCGCATGAAAAACACTGATATATTCCAGTGATCTGGTCTATTTTCATACTAGGATTTCTATCCTCATGGTCAGGATTTAAACAACGTACTACATAATCCTTCCCTTTAGGAATATATTGTATATCTTTATTCTGTAATAGAGTTTCAACGTCCATAATCTACCAACGGTTGATTCTGGTTAACCATCTTAGGTACACAATATGCTGTAACTTTATATTGTTTATGCTCTATACGATCGGCATAATAATTACAAGTATTTATACTTGCAAAGTACATATTTTGAGTACCTTGTTCTTCACCGTCCACTATTACCATTAATAAAAATACTAACATTCTCATATATCGTCTATTTCCTCTCCTGTCTTTTGGTCACTATCCTCCCTTTCTTTAGGGGATAAAGCGGTGTCTGGCCCTATCTTTAGTGTCTCCCAGTCCATTGTAGAGGTAAACGAACGCATAGAAGCAGAGCGCATTTTGACACAATTAAATGTCATACAAGCATCTTCCTGTTCCCAGGTCTCTAAGCTATATGCAGCGTCAGCTGCGTCTAGTATGCCCTTAGCGAAACGTGCTTCGCCACTAGCGTCCGTTTGGTATGGCGAGAATACTGGGGTTTCGTATTCCTGTGCCATGCTTTTAAGTGCCTTACTAACTTCTATCTGCTCCGTCCAGTCATACTGCCCTCCCCGAGAGGGCTGTTTAGAACGTTTAACTTGATTGATGTAGTCTACGATAATTACGCCAACGTCCATCTTGCTTTTCACTTTTTTATCAAGTTCAGACCGTATTTTCGCTATAGTCAAAGAAGCATCATAAACTACATCAAGCTGCTGAGTTGGGAGAAGCTCGCAACTTGTTTTTAATTTATCATGGAATTTCTCAAAGTCTCGATGTTCTCGATACTCTGCTAATCTTTCTTGACTATCGGTGTATCTTCCAGCCCACCATTTGGCTACTGCTTCCCATTCAGTTATACTGAGGTTCTTTGTGCGGAGCCTAGAGAAGGGTACTCCGGTAGCAACAGAACAACACCGCTGTAGGATTGATCTGCTGTCCATTTCAATAGTGAAATAAATGGCTGATTTACCAGAAGAATATACGCTATTAGCAATATTGACACACGTGATGGATTTACCTGCCCCTCTACGACCACCGACAAGTATCAAATCTCGGGGGGAGAATGATATCTCGTGATCGTACTCACTATTGAGCCCGAGGGGCAAGTACTTCGCTAAGTCCTCATCTGGTTCGAACAGGGGAATACGTTGCATACTCTCCTGAGGTTGTTCTAATTCAACCTTGTCTTCGACATCCATCACTATTTGGTGTAGATGAGAAACGGATTCCTCTGCATCTTCAAAAGATATAGAGTTGTCAACATAATCTTCGAGCTGATCTAGAATTTCCTTTTGAGTAAATTCATTCTTCAAATACTGTAAAAGCATAAATGCGTCAGCATCTACTTCTACATTCTCTACTGCATAAAGAAGCTCTTTTGTAGCAGTATCTCGAAGCTCATATTTTAAGTCTTCCATCGTGGGCATCTTATGAAATTTCTCACAGTGTTTGTCTACCTCAGTAAACAATCTGTGGTATTCTGCAGGCAAGTAGTGCTTACGCACTTGTGTCCAAGTCTCGAAGTCTTGTGTCACTAAAACTTGCTTTATAAAAGCACTAGAAATATTCAATTAGATCCCCCGATGATAAAAATATAGCCACAGCACCCCTACTATGGCTATACCGAATTACTGCTTAAGAAGCAGCTTTTTCTTTCTTTGCAGCACCGTCATAGTCTGCGGCTGTCAAACCACGACGTGTCAGCATAGTC